GATCATACAAAAAGTAAAGATAGCGACGAACCTTTTTGGATAAATGAGAGAAAAGTTTGGGATTCTGACATAGATGGTTATTACGCGGATATAGATATCAACGACGTTATAAATGACCCACCCGAATGTGTTAAGAATATTTTAGTGAGAATAAAGTTTTGGTATGGAAATAAAATCTATAAATATTTAACACGTGATATGGATTTCAAATGGCCACCTAAAAAGAAGCCTGGTGTTTCATTTCACGTCCCATTGAAAAGTGCGGTATTGATTGATGTATCTGGAAAACCTGTAAAAGATGTGTTGGGAAAGATAATTCGTTATGCGGGACCTCACAACGATTTTTATAGGAATGATATAAAAATCGAAGACATGTTTTGGTATAACCGAGAGACGTATAACGAATATCCAATTATCAAATTGACGAATATTCTGGGAATTGTTAAAAGTGTTAAAGTGGTAGATGGAAAACTCACGGATCTTCAGATACCTTAGTAGCTAAATAAAACTTGAGATCTCCCAAATTTGCGACATTGTATTTAAGAATCAAAAATCTATTTTGTTCTTCTTGCATGATTTGAACTGTTGCACACATACTCGTAGCTTTGGTAAATATATTCATATACCTTAACGAGTATAATCCATAAACTTTTTTACAATTATCTATACATTCAATTTCCGTTTCTTGGTTTGCAAAATCACCCTTACATGCTAATTTCAATTTATTTTCATATCGTGTAATTTCAATTTCAGTACCTATGTTTGACATATCCCTGCATATGCGCTGAAAATCAACCGATGGCATTGGTGTGTTCGTTGTCATAGTCATATCTGGAACTTCTATTTGATTTTCGTTTATATCAAGAAGTTTTAGTTCGAATTTGGTACAAGTTTTTTTAGATTCATTAAATATCTCTATATTCATGTACTCCTTGGAATTGATACTGATAATGAGTACATCATTATTTGTTATAGTTTTCAAAAGCTTATAGACGTTAGTCACATTAATACCTGTATCTATCTCACTCTCACACTCGTACTCCTCAAAATTTTCAGCTGCTAGATGCATGTCGATAAGAGAAGTTCTCGCAGTATCTAACGTCACTATATACATCCCATCGGGCTTAAAGTATATATTCACGTCGTTAAGAATATCTTTTAATACTTCAAATGTTGATTTGATTGCAGCCGCTTGAATAGTGACTAATTTCATTCTCAATAAATCTATTTTTAATTCTTTATATCAGTATACGCTTCATTTTTTACATCTTTACTGATTTTCTCCTGTAGTTCCGCTGTCATAGCGGGTTGTAAAGATTGTCCATAACTATCTAAACTAAAAATATCATCCGTACCCTCTCCGTCTAATGTCGTCATCCCAGAAAATCCAAATTCACAAGATTCTAACTCTTGTACTGGAAGTAAAGATTCTAACCATGCTTTTATTTCAGCACCGACTAATAATTTTCCATTCTGGGTCAACATCGTAGGTACACGTGTTATCTTATTCCTAAACTTTGGTGGTATGCCCATACTATTTATATTGTGAAGATTAACGATCTGTCTCAATGTTTCGTGTTTATTAATATAGTTTAATGTTTCCATGCTATGTGAACAATTCGGGCTGAAAATTAACAGGGACATTCTAAAATAATTCCGTAAAAAAAAGATGAAAAAATTACACACTTTTTCTTACGTATATATAAATGAAAGTCGTAGCATTACTTTTCATAGTATTACTCATTCTCATGTTATCCAGAGCGGAGCAGTATGAAACTGCACGTACTCCTGAAGAGGACCCAAAGCTCAATATGGAGGAATATGTCGTAGATGAAAATTCTAAAGTAGATAAGGATTTGCTCCAAAAAATTGTTCTGGAGACTAATAAGTATATAACAGAAAAAACGGGTTTATGTAACTACATCATAGAAACGACGGATATGAAAATTTATTCTCATAAGAAAAACAAAACAAAATTATACAAGTGCACATTCATGAGTGTAAAAGAAGGTGGGTTTTCTTATGGTATGTCGTATACGGTTGAAGTCATAGTAGCTAATAATGAAATAAGTATCATAAACGCCAACAAACAACCCATGGATGTTAAACCTCCAGCTAACTCTTCACCATTCATGAAAGATATACAAGGACATCAATATCTGGCATACGAAGAGATTCGAGATAGTGAGTTAGATTTATTAAAATTATAGTCATACCTAATTGTATGATCAGCGTAAATGACATATCAAAAGTCGTTGACAAAAGAAATCGTATCAAGAAAGAGACATACGTCAAGTTATACGAACAAGTTACCAGGAAAATAAAGCGTGCGGTTGAAATTAAACAACTTTACGTTGACTTTGAAGTTCCCATGATGGTGTTGGGATACCCAACTTATGATAGGATAAAAGCGACATCTTACGTCAAGCGTCAGTTAGAATTGGGTGAGTTTAATGTCGCAATCATAGGAGAATTTTTACTACGAATAACGTGGAAAATCAAGAAACAGATCCACGATGGGAAAAATGAAGACGATACCACAGAATTTCCAACCCTCGTAAATCTTAAAAAGTATGCGAACAAGTACAGGGGATTCGCGGGAAAAGGGTGATATTTAAAAGTGGCTACATGATATATGGATAATCTCAATATTCTAGTAGAAGCCAAGCGCGAATACCTAGACCAGCTTTCCATTCTCATGTGCCCAGTTATGATCGACGTATTTGATGTTATGTACCAAGAAGCACATAAACTTTCAAAAGGCCGCAAGGTTCTCATCATGTTTCAGAAACTCTTACAAGATGTTCCAGAGTGGAACGAAACCATGTCTAAAGAACATACCGATAACATAGCTGATAGGTGCGCGTGGTTTAAAGATCTCGTAGCTGCGGTATTTGTCAGTTCGGTGAAAATTTTGTCAGCCGTACGCTTGAGCAAGGACGTTAAGAAACTTTCCGTAAAGTTACCCTCGAATGAAGTTTTTATTCATTCTTGTTATAAAAACGCAGCCAAGGATTTATATAAAAATCCATACATTTTCAGTGAAAATCAGTCTGAATATAATCGTAATGATGAATTATTTGAGCGTTTTAGAATTTGTATTGAAGCGACGGTAAAGGAACTCATACCCGTACAACAAATTCTCCAAACTTATATGAGCACAACTGACGATATTATTGATCCTCAAGATGCCGACCTCGAAACTGACGATGTTGACGAATATGATGAAACCCAACAAAGTGGCGAAGCAGAACCTGAACCAGAAATGGGTGGCGAATATAACCCAACTGGAGAAAGTGAGGGGATGGTAGACGCACCACCGGAAGACTTAGCACCTCCCCCCATGGAAGAACCTATGGAAGAATCACCCATGGAGCAACAACCCCAACCACAAGCTCATCCGCGCCATTTTGAAAATGAATTTAGAACGATTCCACGGGTACGACCAGGACAACCACAAGCTCCACCAGAAGATGAAGATTTGTTTCCAGATGCACCCGATTCGAGAATAAAAAAAACTAGGTATTAGTATATGGATATAGACGAATATCTACGAGACCCCTTTGGAGCCAGTATTATCGCGGGTGGTTTAACCGCTGGTTATATCCACATGAAGGCTAAATTAAATAACGAAGGAACCCTAACAACTAGCGCATATGCTAAACCTGCCGCATTGGTAATGATTTTAGTGTATTTTATAGTATCGAATGGAATAGGTAAGCGTGAAACCATTTCAACAGACCCATTTTGATTAACTTAAAGAATATCTACGTATCGTGTATATAATGACCTCGGTTACCGCCTTTAACGACATGATGGGCCAGTTCCTCACTGAACTCTACAAAACCTTCCCAGAAGAGAAGAGTATCAAGAAATACATCGCAGCCTTCGAACTCATGCGATCCGCTAACGGAAAGCTTGTTGTGGAAGGGTTTATGAATGGCGTTTCTCCTCATGTCGGAAAAGTAAATGCCCGCGACGAATCGTTTTTCCTCGAAAATGCGGATAGTATTGAATTTCTCCGCGACATGAACATTAAGGCCTGCTGGCCCAATGCGTCCGAATCCACCAAGGCTGCCATTTGGCAGTACCTTCAAACTCTATACATGCTAGGTACGACTATAACCTCAATCCCCCCCGAAACTCTCAGTATGATTGAAAATGTAGCGAAGCAGTGCGCTGATAAGCTTCAGACCGATGGTGAAGAATTGGACGAAGCCCAGATCATGGCTTCTATGCAGGGTCTACTTGGGAATATGTTGAAAAAATAAAAGTTTTATATATAAATGGTATCCGTCTTTAACGATCCAAAACAATTAGTACGTCAAGATAAAATTACGGAATTTTGGCCAGTAAACACACAATCCTCAGCAGACCGGGTTAACGCGAGTGTCAGGTTTATAATTTATGCCACGTGCATATTATACCTCATTCGCCGCGATATTCGAGTATTTGTCCTCGGTGCTACTGGTGTTGGTGTTTTATACGCGATGGAACAAAATAACATGATTAAACATGGTTCCGCGCGTGCGGCTAATGGAAATCCTGGATGCCAACTCCCTACCGCCGATAACCCCATGGCAAACGTTTTACTGTCCGATTATGATGGTCGCCCCGATCGCCCTTCCGCTTGTGATGTAGATAGTGTTTCTTCGGAAATAGATAAATATTTAACCGGTGATCTTCAATACGGTCCCCAGAAATCTCGTTCCCCTTGGCCAGATCGTCAAAGGAACGCTCTCGCGAGGCAGTTTGTAACTTCTCCAGTATCCGGAATACCAGGCGATCAGACCGCATATGCCGAATTCTTATATGGTAAGAAGGGTGCCCCTATGTGTAAGACTGACGGATTATTCTGCGATCCCAACGCTCGCGGCGTTCAATTGGAAGCTTTTGGGGGTATAGATACTAATGAAGGTGCTAGGGGTGGTGGTGGTTATGGTAATTTTGGTAGCGGTGGTTCGCGAAGGACTGGTCCATCGTCTCCGGGTGGTATGTAATAAAACCACCCATTTAGGTAGATAATATTCTCGTGTAATAATAAATGGCGTACCAACTCCAACCAGGATTAAGTCTTGTCCAGAATCCAGCACACCCTCCCGTGTGTGCGACCGATGAAGTTTTTGTTTACCCTCAGCCCAGTACACTTAACTATGGATCCGGCCGCCCAAATACCATGTTATACGGAACCGCTCCTTATATGGCCGGTAAAGGTTCCCCAGCCCAATTCATAGAAACGAGTGATCAATTACGTCCTCAATCCACCTCTACATTTAATACATCTATAGCTAAAACATACGAAAATCAATATTTCCCCATTCAAAATGTCGAATGCAAGTTGCCTCTTCGAACCAGGACTTATGAGCCCGCCAGTACTCGTGCGATGACTCAGAATGTTGTGTTCAATCAGAGATATGCTAAATAAAAAATATCGACAACAATTAAGAATGGCGGACCCAGTATCTATAGCTGCTATAGCTGGATTAGCTTATTTAGGAAAGCGATTAAGCGAGCAACCCGAAAAAACCATGCCACCCGCGACTGAGCCCATACAACCCATACAGGATATGGTTGCTCCAGCGATTATGGATAATTCCTCAACCCGTACACCACAGCGCAAACTCGAACATCCCACATTCGGAGACATAGCTCCTCAATATAGGACCAGTGGAAGTGAAGTTTTAGAAATGCGTGATCGCATGTTTGACACAGGCCGAATGAATAATCTTTCTCCAGTGGAAAAACAACTCGTAGGCCCCGGTCTAGGCGTGGGTCCCGAAGTTCCATCTTTCGGTGGACATCAACAGCTCTTTCGTGTAAACCCAGAAAACGTCGGTGCGTATCGTTTAACTACCCTGCCCGGTAGGAGTGGTCCAGCGCATGATATATCAGGTGGTCGTCGCGGTGTCATGGGTGAAATAGGCAATAATAGGCCCGAGACTACCGCTATGCTGACCGGTCGTCGCCCCCCAGTTGGTGGACGGGCGCAGGGTATGTCGGGCGTCGTCGTACGTTCCGAACATGAACATACTAAGCGACCTACTAACCGTTCCGAGACTGGATCCAGAACCGACGGTCTCGGTTTCCGTGGAGCTAAGCGTCTCGTATCCGAACTCACATCTTCCCAGGATCCCACCAGGAATAAGAAGGATGGTAATATCGAACAATACGCGTACAACAATAATCCCGCACCCAATATTCACAAATACGCACACGGCTACCTCACCTCACCCGCCTCCAAAATTGGCGAAAAGCGTACGTACGCAGCACCTCATACCGTCGAGGAACTTCAAAAGTATGGGTTCCGCCCCGACGATCGCAGAGGCAAGGCGAATCGTGCCGGTAATGCTGGTCGCATGAACGTGCGCTCCGGGCCCCTCAATCAGGGTGGTTTACCTACCGCTGCGAGAACAGACACTACTCGTATAGACGGGCGTGTCAATGGTGTCAACGGTGGATGGACACAGCAATACACCAACGATTCTTATCACCAATTAAACACATACAAGGGAAATCAGAATCCATTGGCATCGGGTGCCAGTCTCAACATAGCCAAAAATCAAATGCAAAAGAACCCTTTATCTCAACAATACTTTTAAATAATATAGATTGTAAAATAACACCCATTAAAATATTATCCATATATTTTAATGAGCGTATACACGTTAGATATAGATAGTAGTGAACGAGATCCCGTATCGTATCCGAATCCAGGAGACTACGTTGTCGAATTACGTCATCCTATTTATGATGTTAAGAAATTGTCTATAGTTTCTGCACGTATTCACGCGAGTCAATTACTCGTTAATGATAATAACAATACGTTTTCTATTAATAATACTAATACTATAATTACACTTGATAATGGAAATTATAGCGGAAGAACTTTAGCTACTGAATTGGATACTAAATTAACTGGTATAACTGTCGCGTATGATAAAGATAAAAATGATATAAAATTTACTGGTTCTTCTGAGTTTACGTTTAATTTTTACGGTGGCACAAATGGGTATCACTCTAGTGTTGCCGTGGATGGAAAAACAACACCGCACGATATTTTAGGTCTCCCCGCGAGTAACGTGACATCCACGAATAACACTCTCACCACCGGAAGTGTTAATTTACAGGGCCCAGATGCCCTCATCATAAAAATCAGCAACGGCGCTGACGAATTGAATAAAACTGTATATTCCGATACACCCTTTTATACAGGGAGAATCCTTATGTGTGGTGACGTTATTAACTATTCGGGTTCTGATGATGCGGTAGAGCATAATTTTGACACGGGTACACAAAACATATCAAAATTACGTATACAATTCTTCTACAGTAGTAATAATCGTTTAATCCCGTACAATTTTAGAAACGCTAACCATATATTAAAACTGAATATCGAATGTAGTACAGACAAATTATATACGACACCTAAGGTCGTTAAAGATTTCTCTTTACCACCACCTGTGCGCATCCCTGAAATGGAAGATCCGGATAGGTGGAAAGGGTATGTATACATTTTCCTGATAGTATTTGTCGGTTTAGCGTTCATTTTGCTCACTCGACCTAAAAAAATTAGCGGGTGATGGCAAATACGGGAGAAGCGGGCTTCTTGACGCGAGTGGATAAGCGGGAGATGAGCATGAATACAAGGACAGAGAGGAGAGTGGTGAACAGCGCGGTGAGAGCGTAGTTAAGACCACCATTCTTCTGGACGCGTACGATCTGGTGAATACCCCATCGAACGAGATCCATCCAAGAAAGGGCAGCCGCGAAGGAGAAACCCGCAACAACGGCATTGAGAGACTGAGTCTCGAGCTCACGGGAGATGGAAGCGAGTACCTCGGAAGCGGCAGGGTTAGACATTTTATAATAGGTTAAGATTTTATTCTGGTAATAACTCTTCAACAAAGACTAATTTTTTGTATTTTTCTTTCCTGTACCCCTTGATTTTTTCATCTCCATCTTCTTCCTCATCATCAGAATCTTCTTCGTCTGAGAGACTCGATTCTGATGAGTTGTCTACCGTTTTAAATGATTTATAATTTGTATCGGTCCATCCCTCTGGTAATTCAGAGGTGCTCATTACTATCAATAGCATTTTTTATCATCTTCTCTGACGGATTAGTCGGCTTCCATGATTCCCACGCATCATACGCATCGTTTATAGCGAGCATGTTCACATCACTCCCCGAATAAGGCTCGAATTGAATATCCTCTTCCACTTCATCTACGACTTCGATTTCTTCATCATCCGATTCCTCCTCGTCGTAAATGTCTGGAAAATAGGAACCTATCTTATTACCGACCGTGTTCATGGCACAATATTTCATACAATATTCCATATCCTTTCCCAGTATAGTATCCCTACCACACGCTTTAGCGTATTGTCCTGAGAGAACCACGGAGTGTTCTAATACAGGTGTTATAATCTCAATTGCCGATTTTTCCAGAGTTGAAGCGAAGTTTTGCGACTCCATCTTTAAATTCTAATATGTTATTGCTTAGCGCATAAACTCTAAGCTCTCTATTTTCTGACAAAGCGTTCAAGTCAAATTTGAAATTTTGGTTTTTGATCATACTGAAATTTCTTTGACCTGTGGGGTACCATCTTTCTGGTTCTAATGCGAAACTGTAGGAGTAAAATCGTCTAAATAATTGCGTCCGGGAATGATGAATACCACTCTGAACAGCTCGAAGGTTTATAAATTTACCCGTCTTTTCATTCAACACGACTTCACCATCCAATGTCATCTCCAAACTTTGTAAATTTTCGTAGGAAATATAATCATTGTTTAAAATTTGACTCGGGTGATCATAATCAAACGGATTCGATACACTCGTTCTCTGTATAACGAAAAATAATTCTTTGACTGGATTTATAAATTCGGTTCTATGTTTAAAAGGGTTTGTATTGGCCGGAATCGTATCCCTGCTCACTTGGAGTTGTGTTATGATATGATTCACTTCTTCTGATTGGTATTTTATCCGTTCTGGGTCTCCGAGTTGTACCATTTCTGTCTGGAGAGACATTGAGTTTATACCCACATCATATATACCTGAAGAAATTAGATTTATAGTTCCTTTCATAACCGAGTGTGATGTACAATAATACTCCAACGTATTGGGTGCATCGAGTGGAACTGTAAAAGTTGCGGGATCTGTGGCCGAACTTAAACCATTCGCGTATGATGTTCCACCCGTTTCTCTCAACGCGAAAGGATGCCCAGATTTATTGTATGTAAAATTATACGTGTTCCCTTTTATCAATGTAAGCGTGGGGTGGGTAGCACCGTCTATTATATATGCCATCCCACCACTCTCAACAACAACATTGAATGTTGTATTATTGGGTGAAGCGCTCACCGGTAAATCGGTTATACACTTTTCTCGGGTGTTTAATTTAATTTCTATTTCACATTCTTGCCGGGTAAGTGCGCATAAAGGGATAGACAATTCTGGATTATTATAAAAATAAAAAGGTATGTCTACTATACATTTTCGGGGAGTAGTTGCGGTTCCCAAATATCCTTGTATTTTTGTATCACTCACATTTGTTCCCGAAAGTTCGTCTGGACATTTACCTATTAATTTGGACAAATTCGTTTGTTTCGTCTGAGTTATGTAGTTTTCGGAGTGTATCTGGAGCCAATCTGCTGGTATTCTCTGAATAACCTGACCTCCTATGATCAAATCTATATATTCAATCAACGCATGACCTATAGATTCTATGTATGTATACGTAGTACCAAACGTGAGAGGTGGAAGTTCGAACTGAACACTAACGTTTTTTATGAGATCACCACAATTGTTAGGAATCGTACATCTTAAAGTACTTCCATATTCTAGGTTTCCATCTAATTCATGGTTTACTTCATATTTCGCGAAGTTTGTATGTTTCCTGAAATTTTTTACGAAGTGCGTGTACTCTGGATCGTCTGTGAAGAATATATCCTGAGTACCCTTCGTGGCGAGTTGTAATCGTCCCGCCATTCCTAATACTATACGTTAAAATTTTAAGCCCGCTAAACCACTTTCTACGTGAAGTACATTGTAATTTTGGGCGTAAATAGATAGGTTAGTTTTTGATAGTGACGAGACATCTTCCAATTCAACATCTATCTTTTTGTGTATTATACGACTCATGTTTAATTGTCCCGTGGGGTAATACATCTCGGGTTGAAGAGAAAAGGAGTACATATAAAATTCATACACGGGACTCGGGCACCCTGTATGATGACGAAGTGATTGTTCGTATGCCAGATATTGCCCACTTTGATCAAATATGGTTTCACCATTACAATCAAATTTTATATTCTTTATCGATCTATAATCGGAACGTTTACCTGATAAGATTATGTTAATGGTTTGATCTGTATTGCTAGCTTCAGTCAAAGAGTACACACGCACCCGACCGGTCGAAATGCCATTGCCGTCGTTGAAAGGAGTGCCGATCGCCACGCGCGTGCCGTCTGAGGACATAGATAGCGAGTATCCGGACAAGTCGTCCAAAGCCTCGCCGTCTATATCTGACCCTACCTGCTCCCACGCAGGAGTGACGCTGTTGTAGACGTACACCCGAACGTGGCCGGCGTCATCGCCGGTGCTAGGGTCGTTGTAGGGAGAGCCTATCGCCAAATGTGTGCCATCCGATGATAGAGATACCGACCACCCGGAGTTGTCGGCCGCAGCCTCGCCGTCGATATCTTGGCCCACCTGGCTCCAAGATACATTGTTCCAATCATACACACGCACGTGGCCGGCGTTATTACCGGTGCTAGGGTCGTTGTAGGGAGCGCCGATCGCCACCCGCGTACCGTCTCCTGATATAGATACTGACCACCCGGACAAGTCGTCTCGCGCCTCGCCATCGATATCGCCACCCAACTGGCTCCACGCCCCGCTGCTCTCTGAGTACACACGCACATGGCCGATGTCGACGCCGGCACCATTATTGGTGGGGTTGTTAATATATGCACCGATCGCCACCCGCGTGCCATCCGATGATAGAGATACTGATCGCCCGGACCGGTCTCCATAACCCTCGCCGTCGATATCATTTCCAATTTTATTCCAACCATAAGTAGCATCGTATTCATAGACCCGCACGTGGCCGGCGTTGGAGGCGGTGCCGTCGTTAAACAAAGCGCCGATCGCCACCCGCGTGCCGTCTGAGGACATAGATACCGAGTACCCAGACTGGTCGCCCACAGCCTCGCCATCAATATCGCCACCCACCTGGCTCCAAGATACATTGTCCCATTCGTACACGCGCGCATGGCCGACTCTGTCGCCGGCAGCAGTATTGGTGGGGTTATTAAATGGTGCACCGATCGCAACGCGCGTGCCGTCAGAGGATATAGACACTGAAGTGCCAAAGTAGTCTTCCGCACTCTCGCCGTCAATATCTGCGCCAAGCTGGCTCCAAGATACATTGTCCCATTCGTACACCCGAACCTTACCGGTCCCGCCGGTGATGCCGCCGCCCTGGGGGGGCATTATGGCGCCGATCGCCATGCGCGTGCCGTCTGAGGACATAGATACCGAGTACCCAGACTGGTCATACGCAGCCTCCCCGTCGATGTCTTGACCTAATTTTGTTATCTGAAACGTATTTGTACCAGGAATTGTTGTAGATAAGGGTGTTAAAGCTTGATCATTTGTTGTAGTATCCATGAGACGATTTTCAAACACCACACATGTGTATACCACAACTTTTCCATCTTGACTTGTAGCCAAACTAGAACCTGCAACTATAACATTTCCATCACTCGACATGGATACAACTCTCCCCATTTTATCACCCGCCCCTCCCCCAATATTCGAAAATACTTGATTCCAAGTTCCATCGGTTTCTTCGTACACTTTCACAACACCTCTATCATCACTCTCATACTTTGGGCCACCGGCCATAACACGTTTACCGTTAGATGATAATGATACACTAAACCCAAATTCATCACCAGAACCTTCACCGTCTAAATCAATTCCAATTTTATTCCAAGTACCACCCGAATATTCGTAAATACGGACATGTCCTCGATTGCTAGCATGTACATATGCTCCTACGGCGACGCGATTTCCATTTGAAGAGATTGAAACTGCATGTCCGAATCTATCACCATTACTTTCTCCCGAAATTTGACCCAAGGATGACCACGAACCTTCAGATTCTGTATAAATTTTTACATAACCATTACCATTCTGGTATTGATCAGCACCTACAGCTAATCGTGTACCATCAGAATTCAGAGAAACAGACGAACCAAAATATTCATTGGTACTCGCACCTGCTAACTGAACTAATAATGTTTGAGAATCTATATCATAAACACGAGCATATCCAGTGTTTGTAGTATCACTTAACGCACCAGACGCAACACGTTTACCATCCGATGATATAGAAATTGTTTTCCCGAATTGATCACCTGAAACTCCACTCGCTTCAAATATTTTGTTCCAAGACGCGTTCGAGTATTCATAAACCTTTATCGTTTCGGTACCATAAGCTGCACCCACGGCTACTCGCATACCATCCGAAGATATAGAGATAGATTGTCCAAACCTCTCGTTAGTTGCACCAGGAATAGATGGTCCTACTTGCGTCCATTGACCTTCCACATTATCGTACACGCGTACTTCACCATCATCGCTACTATGGTTCATAGCTCCTACAGCTATACGTTTTCCATCTGCACTCATAGCAACCGACGATCCAAATGATTCGTTTTCTTCTATACCGTTTAGATTAGATCCCACTTGGTACCATTCTACTTGATATGGGTTTTCAGAATATTCTTCTTTTGCCACAAAAAACATCTCTTTGACTGGATTTTTAAATTTTAAAAGTGCGGATTTTTTTGATTCATTTGGTTTATATACCAATTTAGATACTTGTAATTGTGTGATTAAATATTCTATAGGTCTCGTGAGTAAAAAGTTTCGTTCATCCTCGGAAACAAAATAAAAATCTGTTATGATGGAAGCATTTTTTATACCTCCATTTGTAGTTCTTTTTCTTACATTTATAGAATTTGATGATGTGTAGTTAAAAGATATATCGTCGTCGACATCCCTGAATTTTATATCTATTTCTACGAGTTGTTTAGTTATAGCACACACGGGTATAGCTAAACTTGGGTTCCTGAAGAAATAAAATGGAAGATGTACATATAATTCCGTAGTTGGATTAGATAACCTGTTATGACTAGTTAGGTAATATAAAGTTGTTCCAGTTTCATCTGTGTTGTTATTTAATTGATTGTACATGTATATGAAATCACCGGTTATACGTTCTATTGTTTGTCCTCCTATCTTCAAATCGGCGTACTGAATAACATGAGTACCTATAGACGTATTGTATAGATTAGAAGTCCCTGAAAGAGTGTCTATTTCTATTTTAAGTATAGTACTTCTAACCAAATCTCCCACGTTGCTGGGTACACGACATTTTAATAAGCTTCCTAATTGTATATCACCCGAAAGGGGTAATTCTACTGCCTCAGTAGAGAATTGGCTATGTCTTTTAAATATAGACGTAAAATACGAAATCTCAGGAGCACCTGTGAGCCACTGGTCCTGGGTTCCTGTTATGGCGATTTGAAGTTTACCTGCCATTCTTACTAGATGTGAGTAAAATTTTATGAAATAAAACGGGGCGGTA